TCAGATTGGAAAACGAATTTATCAAGAACTGTGGAGCACCTGATTACGTTTTGGATTCACTAGAACGTTCTATTGATACAGAAGGGAGTGATAGATTTGGCAATTCCTACTCGGTTAAAGGCACTCGTCATTTTGGAGATCCAAATACATCGTGTGGTAATACTGTTATACAATATTTGGTATCTACATTCTGTATGGCCAATCAATGTCGTCACGCTAATGGTGAACTTCGTCCACCAATTGAAGTTTGGTCTCATTTTAGAGTACGTGGTTTGTTGTTAGGAGATGATTCGTGTATATCACACACCAAAGAACTTGATTCTCAGCAATACGTCGATGACCACCGCAAATTGGGATTTGAACTTGAATTGAAACGTCTCACTGGTGCTTTTCGAATGTACGACGCTACTTTTTGTAGTGCCTTGTTCATGCCAATGTTGACCACACGTGGTGAAGAAGTTGTTGTTAGTGTTCCACCAATTGGACGTGTCTTACCAAAAGCAGGATACTATTCATCTCCACCACCACTTATGGACATTTATAGATTAGTTAAAGGTGATGCCTGTAGTCGCATGCAATCTAGTCATTGTGTACCATTCCTTAGTCAATATTGGAAACGAATTATTGAGCTAACAGGTGATGTGCAAGCTTTCGTTACCAAAGATATTCTCCGTAGTAGAGAGTATAGTACTCACATGACTGCCATCTACACTTCGTATTCCAGAACTTGGGAAATGTTAGACCATCGCTACGGATTAACACAAGAACATCTTAAACTCTTCGAAAAGTCTTTGTCAAATGTCAAGTCATTACCACATGTGTTAGATTGTTCATACTTCTCGCGAGCATTCGTTGTCGACGGACAATGTAAGAATCGTGATGAGCAATTACCCACCATTTCTGATCCTGTTATCACCCCATCGTCGTGTCTTTCCAACGACAGATTAACTACTGAACAATTTGTTAATCGGTGTTTGGAAGCTGCGACCAATTTATTTAGAATACCAAATAAACAAATTCATTATGATCCCATCGGTAATATTTTGGATGATGAACCTGAATTATAAATGATGGCGACCAGCTCATGTCGTAAAAACCGAGCTTTCTGACCAGTTCATGTCGAAAACCGAACCTTCCCAAATGCTGGGTAGAAGGCGTTGTATACGGACACATAGTTGCCGGGTGACGACCCGGCCAACCATTTTTGTGCTCTTACTCCGTAAATTCAACACAATCTTTCTATTATCATTATGCCTTCTAAAATCTTAAAAATTGTCACCCAACGTCCAAAACGTACGCGAAAACGTACCACACGTATTGTTCTGCGAAAACCCAAAAAGCAGATGCGTAGGAAAACGAAGAAGTCCGCCAAAGGATCCCTTCTTAATCAATACGTGGCTTGTCTCAACGATCCCTTCGAACAAGCACCCGTTCGACTAGGGTTTGGAACATTTATTCCAACCACCGTTGTCACTGGATATGGACGGACATCTATCAACACCAACGCCATCGACGGATCTTTTTCCATCGTTGGTTTTCCTAGTGTTGTAGGTACCGTTATCACCAATGTTGCTGGCAATGCTGCCACACCAACATGGGTTTCATCTGACTGTTCAAATGCCACAAACATTATTGGTTCTTATGGTGCCGGTCGTGTTATAGCATTCGGAGTCCGGATATTTCCCATGATTGCCGCAACATCTCCTCCTGGTATGATTGCCTTGGGATTAGCACCCTCTGCCGGTTCACCTGGTGGAGTTACTCTTTTCGGTTCTAATTCAACAGCCAATCTATTCAACCAGCCATTCATGAATATACACAAAGCCACTTCTAATTGTAGTGGAGCCTTGCAAGTGTTGTGGCGTCCCGAAGACGTATCAGACATGGAGTTTGATCGTAATCAAGCCATGTCTAGAGCGTTTTCAATTTCTGGTGGTACAATCACTGGTGTCAACGACACCGGCCCAGTGATTTGTATAGCCGGTCAGGGACTGCCGCTTAGTACTTCCCTGTGGTACGAATTTGTCGTACACATCGAAGCCACTGCAAGTCTCACACCCGGGGCTGCTGCATCTACCACTACCGATGATGCAGAAACCACCGTGCGTGGCCAAGGTCAAGTTACAAGTCTTGAAAACACATTTAGTACTGTTATGAGCAAATTAGCTCCTTTATCGGGCGCCATTACTGACGCCGTACCTTACATGTCGTTTGCAGCTAGAGCATACTCTGAGTACCATCGTGCTCGAGGTGCAGCTGCCCGTGGTCCGTTACCAGAATTAGAATTTGTTCATGTCTAATTAAACCAAATGCTTACCTTTAAAAATTGGACTAGCCACCAAAGCTCAGGAGCCGGCAATGTATGCTAGCAGTTGGCTCACTTTTGATCAACAATCAAAGGTGAGTCCACTGCTATCTATCCCGCATT